TAACGGTACACTCGCTGATGCAGTTGCAGAAGCATTCGCAGGCCAGATGCCAGGATCAACCCAGGCAAACCGCCAGTCATACCTTGATGGTATCGGACAGACATTCGGTGGAGCACGTACAACTCGTGTTCTTGGAATTGAAGTTCAGGAAGTTCCTTACTACCCAGCAGGCTATATCGATTTGACATTCCCTGCAAACCGTGTATGGGGATTCCAAAGAGACATCACTGTAAACCGTGAGTACGTAGCGAAGAAGGATACAATTGAATACACTGTATTCGTTCGCTTCGGTATCAACTGGGAAGAAGAGGATGCAATCGCATTCGCTGACGCTGCAGCAGACGCATAGTCTGTAAACAGTACCTTTAATGGGGGGCGGGAGTTCACTCTCCTGTCCCCCTTAATACTTTAATGATATAATACAAACAAGGAGGATACAATGGAAAATAATAATTACAACAATCCGTTTAAAACACATGATGCTCAAGAGCAAGAAGTGGTAGAAGCCCCAGTGGTAGAAGCACCAGTAGAGCATGTACCAGTGGCAGAGCCTGTAGTAGAAGAAGCAGCCGAGGCAGCAGTAGAGGCACCAGCAGCAGTTGAGCCAGTACAAGCACTAGGCTTTACAGAAACAGGCGCTATTGGATCAATGGCAGCAGACGGACCAAAGACTGTAATCTCACAGTCAGCAGATCTTTCAGGAAAGGTAGCACTTTACTCAGCAAAGAGCGTTCGCTGGGAAGAAGTTGGCTCAATTACTAAAGGATACAACATTGTTACAAAAGCACAAGCAGATAAGTGGCTAACTCGTGGGCATGTTCGCATTGCTACACCAGAAGAAGTCCAGAAGGCTTTTGGATAATTAAAGATGGAGATATTGAGAGTTTCGCCATACGCAGATATATCTGTTAATTTTGTAGTTCCTGCGGGAATAACATCGTCGACTATAACTGTTACCATAACGGATATGGCGGATCTCTCAGTATCAAAATCAACCTTTTTAAATAAAGTAGCAGGAAATGTTCTTAATATATCTTTGCCAGGAAAATACGACTCATCATATAGAGTCGAAATTGTTAAAAATCTTGGTGTAGTTGGAGAAGTAATTCTTAAAGATGAAACTTATGAAGTTGTAAGACCTTATGTTGATCCATCAACAAAAGCAGAAACAGCATCAGACATATCAGCATATTCTATTAATGAAGAAATTGCAAGAGCGGTTATAGACTCTGTAGTCCCAGAAGGATTTTACTATAAGAAAAAAGTTCTTCATTTTACAGGAACTGGAGCAGACTACTTGCCAATATGGGATGACGTAAAAAAAGTTTTGACAGTATATGAAAATAATAAATTAGTTGAAGATAGACAGTATGAGGTGTCATCAGATAAAACATCAATTATTGAGAAGTCATCTGACAATATTAATCGTGCAGAATCTTCTCCGCTAGTTTTGCCAGCAGCATCATCAGATTCTTTGGACCCACAGTTTATTTATAGAGGCTTTGGCAGAACATGGGATTACCTAGTAACTGTTGAGCATGGATACACAGCAGTTCCATCAGATATTGTTAGAGCAACAGAAATGCTTGTTCACGATATAGAGTGCGGGAAACTAGATTATTACAAGAGATTTATTTCTTCTTACAATACAGATCAATTTAGAATTCAATTTGATAAGGGTCTTTTCGAAGGAACAGGAAATATAATTGTAGACAAGATACTTTCAAAGTATGCTAAGTCTATTACAAAACTTGGGGTACTATAATGACAGTTTGCGAAACCCCAGATTTTATGTTTCCAATGCAAGCATCTGTTTACCATCCAATAATTAAGCAGGGTGATTTTGGAGCAATAAAAAAGCAATGGGTTCTTGATAGAGTTTTTGCTTGCAGTTTTTCTTCTGGCGGTTCAGCATTTAAAGAAGAAGTAAAGCCAAATGTAAACATAACTCAAAACTCAATATTGGTTGGAAGAGTAAAATCTGATATAAGAATTTCTTTACTAGATAGTAAAAATGCATTAACAAATATACTAATTACAGACATTAAAGATCAAGAAGGAAACTTGATTTATATGGAAACATCAGGACCTAGATCTGGCAAGGGTACTCTTTTTGAGTTAGCAACCTATGAGCCATTTACAGGGCCGTTTGGAACTGTTGAATCTTATAAGTTGGTAATAAGAAGATCAGAGAATCAGTCGGGTGATGTATGATAACAACATTTAATTCAAAGCAATTTAAAAAAGATATGAACAATATTGTTAACTACTCTATTGGGTTTTTAGATGGAGTACAAAAAGGCAAAACAGTATTTTTAAAAACTATGGGAATGGAAACCGTTGAGGTAATGAAAGAATTTATAGACTCAAATGCAAGAGTAAATCCAGAGATGCTTCATCACATATACGAATGGAGTTTAACTGGAAGCCCAGAGGCCAGACTTTATGACATATCTTACACAGTAAGCAACTTAGGATTATCTTTTAAATCATCTTTTAGTCAGTCAAGATCAATCAAGGCTGGATCACGAACACCTTTTTATGACAAGGCCAGGATTATGGAGAATGGTATTCCAGTTACAATTAGACCTAGGGCTGCACAAGTTTTGGCATTTGATGATAATGGAGAAACAGTCTTTACTCGTGGCCCAGTTGAAGTTTTAAATCCTGGAGGAACACAAGTTGAGGGTGGTTTTGAAAAAACTTTTGACATGTTCTTTAATAGATATTTTTCACAAGCATTTTTAAGAACAAGCGGAATAGCAAAATATCTTGAGAACCCACAGGTATATAAAAAAGATATGCCATCAGGTAAAAGAATTGGCAAGGCTAAAGGCCTTTCAACAGGATATCGCTGGATTGCTAACGCAGGGTTAGGTGCATAATGGCTACAATTCATCATCCACCTACAATTATTAATGCGTACTTAGCAGCAAAAATAGATCCTGCATTTAATGCTCAAGGAACAACATATTTCTTCCCAACACTGCCAACAGAAATTGATGCACTAACTGAAACATTTCCACAAAGTAATGGGGTATTTGGGGTATACGATAGAATGTTTAAAATGAGAAGAACTCCATTCCCATATATCAAGTGTGAGCAACTTCTGTACTACTTTTATTCAGTCGGAGACGACGCACAAAAAAACATGGTCATAACTCAGCAACAGGTAAGTGAACTTCTTGATAATGGAGACGACTCAGCACAAGACCTTAATGCCTGGGCAGCAGCAAACCCAAATGCCTGGAACGCAGAGTCTAAAGAACTATACTTTCACAACTTTAAAATATATCAGTTAGAAGAAACCAGAGATATTGTAGACTTTGCCACAGCCCGTACATATGCGGGGAATAAAATCATCATAGACTACGACTGGCATCCTGTATGGCCAGACTTATTAAACCCTTAATAAATGGTGTTATAATTAAGGTGAGGAAACAAGCCCTTTTAATAAAATGAAAGAGGTGAAATATATGGCATACAGCCGTGGTTCAAGTAGTAACATTATCGTAGGTGCAGCAGCACTATTTACGCATGATGGCCCAATTGGATATGTAGACGCAACAGGAAATATCACTGACGCTCAAGCAGCAACAGATCTTCCAGCAATGACAGCATCCGCAACATCATATAAGGAAACTTTGTCAAATGACAATGATTTCACAAACATCGGTTACACATCAAATGGTTTGGAACTCGCATTCCAGCCAGACTTTGGTGATGTAGCAGTAGATCAACTTCTTGACGTTGCTCGTTTATTCAAGCAAGGAATGACAGTTAATCTAAATACATCTTTTGCAGAGGCAACACTAGAAAATCTTCTAGTAGCAATTGCATCAAATGAGGAAATCGCAACAGGATCTAACCTATCGACACTAAGAATGTCTGCAGGAGATATCGGCGACGTTCCACTAGAGCGTGGTATTGTAGCAGTAGGACCAGGATCTGGTTCTGCAGCAGTTGCAAAGGAAAGAATCTACGTGGCATACCGTGCACTCTCAATTGAGAATGTAACAGTATCTGCAAAGCGTGACGAGGCTTCAATGTTTGAAGTTTCATTCCGTCTTCTTCCAAACGACAATGCGTCATACGGTAAGATCGTAGACCGCACACTCGCAGCACCAGGAGCATAATACAACTTAATATGAGAGGCTCAATCCTTCGGGGTTGGGCCTTTCTGTTTGGTATACTTGTATAATGGCAACAAAAATATATGACACAAAAAAAATATCATTAGTAGATGATAGGGTTATTTTTGCTGCCCCACTAAAGATAAAATACCTTAGAGAATTTCTAGATACCTTTGAAACAATCAAGGAAGCAAAGACTGACGACGAATCAATATCTGTCTTGGCTCACTGCGCTCTTATTGCAATGCAACAATATTGCCCATCTATAAAAACAATAGAAGACTTAGAAGATAATCTAGATTTGCCAACTATCTATGATGTAATTGATGTTGCAGCGGGAATTAAAATTAATGAAAAGTCAGAAGATCCTGTTAAAGATCAAGCAGTTGACAGTGGATCATCCTGGGAAACACTCGACCTTGCAAAACTAGAGGCAGAAGCATTCCTTATTGGAATATGGAAAGACTATGACGAACTAGAACAGTATTTATCAATGCCAGAATTGACTGCAACGATTAAAATAAAAAGAGAATTAGACTATAGTGATAAAAAGTTTTCTGCTGCAATGCAGGGTGTAGACTTAGACAAAAACTCTGGTAGCGGTAATGAGTGGGAAGACATGAAGGCTAGAGTGTTTAGCAAGGGAGCAACAGGAGATGCAAATGACATTCTGGCTTTACAAGGCTCAAATGCTGAAAGGGCTGGTTTTGGAATAGGACATGGCCTTGATTATGAAACTTATGATTAGCCAAAAATAAGCCTGCGCTATGGTATAATTGACTAAACCTTATAAGGAGGAATAAATGGCAACCGCCACTGAAGAAAAAACAGTCACACTGATCGATGGAACAAAGATCAAGGTAAGACCACTTAAGATATCACTACTTCGTCCATTTATGAAGAAGTTTGAAGATATCGCAAAGGTAGCAGAAGATAACGAAAAGTCAATGGATTTACTTATTGATTGCGTAATGATTGCAATGAAACAATACAAGCCAGAATTGGCAGAAGACAAGGAAGCCCTAGAAGAAAATCTAGATCTTCCAACAGTATACAAGATTGTCGAAGAGGCATCAGGAATTAAACTTTCTGACGCATCATTACTCGGCAGCCTTGCAAATAACTAAATAAAGAGGTGTTAATGGATGGCTGATGTTCAATCCAATATTCATGTAAATATTGATACGTCTGATGCTTTAGCAAGTCTAAAACTTCTACAACGTCAAATATCAGCCTTCCATACACAAATGGCAAAGTCTGGCACTGCAGCATCTGCGGTGGCAGCAAATCAAGCACAGAACTTGATGAACAGCATAAATGCTACTGGAAAATTCCAGGCATCTATGCGAACAGTAACTACCAGTACAGAAGCATTTACTCAGTCATTAGAAAAAAATAAATTAACATCCAGAGAGTACTTCAGATATACTGGAGCAGCAACAAAAACTTTTGGCAGACTGTTTAGGTCTGAATTCGAGACCCTTAACAAAGTAGCACGAGAGCGTGTAAAGGATTTACAAACCCAGTATATTAAGATGGGTCGTGGCGCTAACGGCGCTCTTCAATCAATTGCTGTAAGACCTTTAACCCTAGATATGAAAAATCTGGGTACTCAAACAGCCATAGCAGCGCAAAGACAGCAACTACTTAATCAGTTACTAAAGCAAGGATCAACCAACCTGCTAAACTTTGGTAAGAATACTCAGTGGGCAGGTCGCCAGTTGATGGTTGGTTTTACAGTCCCTCTTGTAATGCTTGGAACACAAGCAGCAAAAACATTTATGGCACTAGAAGAACAGGCTATTAGATTTAAGCGTGTATACGGAGAAATGTTTACAACGCAAGATGAAACTGATAAGATGGTTAAAAATATTCAGTTGCTTGCAAAAGAGTATACAAAGTATGGCGTTGCAGTAGAAAAAACCATGGAGATGGCTGCTAATGCAGCAGCAATGGGCAAGATGGGTGCAGACCTGCTTGCTCAAGTTTCAGAAGCAACTAGACTTGCTGTGCTTGGTGGAGTTGAACAAGAGCAAGCGCTTGAAACAACTATCTCCGTAACTAATGCATTTGGTGTTGCAACAGAAGACCTAGCAAATAAAATTGACTTCCTTAACGCAGTTGAAAACCAAACTGTTGTCTCTATTGAAGATTTAACAATTGCAATTCCAAAGGCTGGACCAGTTGTTCAGCAACTTGGTGGAGATGTAGAAGATCTTGCATTCTTCCTAACAGCAATGAAGGAAGGTGGAATCAACGCATCAGAAGGTGCTAACGCACTAAAGTCTGGCCTTGCTTCTTTGATTAATCCGTCTGAGAAAGCATCAAAGATGCTTATGGGACTTGGTATAAATATCAAGGGTATCGTAGAAGCCAATGCTGGAGATGTCACATCAACAGTAGTATCCTTTTCAAAAGCGCTAGATACACTAGATCCCCTTAACCGTGCACGAGCAATTGAACAACTGTTTGGAAAGTTCCAGTTTTCAAGACTATCTACTTTGTTCCAAAACGTAACAAAGGAAGGAACTCAAGCATCCAGAGTTCTAAAACTTGCACAAGCAACAACTGAAGAACTAGCAATCTTGTCTGAGCGAGAATTGTCAAGAGTAGAAGAGTCAACTACATACAAGTTTAAAAAGTCAATAGAAGATTTAAAGGTAAGTCTTGCTCCAGTAGGAGAGCAGTTCTTAAAAGCCCTAACTCCTATTGTTGAGTTTGTAGGCAAAGTTTTAGAAAAGTTTAATGGTTTGGGTGACGGAAGTAAAAAGTTTTTAACTATTATGACAGTTGTTCTTGGTGCAGTTGGTCCACTAGCACTTATGACATTTGGTTTGCTCGCTAACGGTGTTGCGAATATAATTAAACTATTTGCAACATTGAGGTCTGGGTTTAACAAATTTGGATCTTCAACCAATACTCTTGGACAACAAACAGACTATTTGAGTCAGCAGCAACTAGAAGCCTCTGCAGTAGCAGCATCTCTTGATCAAGTTCACCAAAGACTTAAGCAAACCTTTACATCTGAAACCTCAGCAGTAAATGCATTGGCCTTGGCATATAGAAATGCAATCTCAGCACAACTAGGATTTACTGGACCAGTTGGCAGGGCTGGTAAAATGAAGGGTCCTCCACAAAGTAGCAAATTTGCAACAGGAGTTACAAGAGTTCCAGGAAGAGGAAATGAAGACACTGTTCCTGCTATGCTTACTCCTGGAGAAGCAGTTATTCCAGCAGGTGCTGCACAAGATCCAGCAAATAAACCAATAATTGCTAGAATGGTTGCAGGTCAAAAAGTCCAGGGATTTAATACTGGAACAACATTTGTAACTTTTGATGGACAAGAATATAATACACAAACTGCAAGAAAGGCAAAGAGTGTAAAAGATTTCTTAGCCCAACTTATATACAATGAAGACGGAACTCTGACAGATTCAAAAACAGGAAAAACATTTACACGAGACCGACTATCCGATGTTATGAGATATAGATCTCAAGAGGGTAAAGAACTTAGTGCAAGTCAAATTAGAAGATCTATTCAAAGAAAAAATGCTTCTAACAAATCTCCACTTATTCGTAGACTAACACAAGAATATGAAGCAAAAAATGCAAAAGTCATTCTTGAAGAAAAAGAGGCACTACAAAAAGCATTAAAGGATCGTGGTCTTCCACCGCTTAGTGCATCCCAAGCAGACGACGCTTTTAAAACTAAGAAAGCACACCTTACAAAAGATGTTGTTGACGGTGTTAAAAGGTGGAGAGTAGTAAATGTTGCACCAGATGCAGGATACATAAATCAATACATGAATACTGTAGAGGGTGATCTTGGCAAAAATTTATTAAAATTATCAGATGCCGAACTAGGAAAGATTGGTGGCCCACCTGGTATTAACAGAGATCACCTAAAAGGTTTTGTTGATGGCAAGCATCCAGTAAATGCAGCACAACTAGATACATTTAGAAGGATAGCACAACACGATATAGCATTAGACAAAAGCAGAAGAGTTAAAAAAGACAAATTATATCAAGCACATCTTGTTGATGCTGGTCTAGAATGGAGAGCCAAAGAAGGAGTAGGAGGTTATTCCGAAAAAGGCTTAAGATCATTTGCAGACCTTAACCCAAGTGATAAGCAAGTTATTCTTGAAAGAAGTGCAGAAGCCGATCCTAGAAATAGATTTAGCCAACAAGACCAAAGAAGACTAAAAGAAATAGCAGACCGTACAGCACAAACAAAGTCTGCTCAATTATCGCCAACCAATTTTGGAAAACTAGTTGCCCCAACAACTGGCTATAGTTTTGATGTTCCTGGCGTAGGCGGATTGTATGAAGGTCCAAATGGAAAAACATTTGTAAAGCCAATGATGAGCGAACTAGATGCTCTAGCAGAAAAGAGAGCAACTGACTTTGCAAGAGAAGTTCACGGCCTTGATACTCCAGAGCAAAAGATAAGTACTATGATTGATCCTTCAGACCCAGAAGGAAAAAGAAAAATTATTGTATTAGAATCTAAGTATAATGAAAATTTTGATGAAAAGAAAATGTCAAAGACATTTACTAGAGACCAGTACTTTAGGCAACTTGTTGCATCGGCGGTTCGTGGAGATAAAGACCTCAAGATGGGAAATCTTGGAGGGAATAGATTAACAGATGTTGGAACGGCTGGAGTATTTGACAGGGCTACATCTACTGGTAAAAAAGGAATAAGAGAATTAGCAAAAAATATGCCATCAATGTACGAAATGGCAGAGCGAAATTTACAGGGCGTTACAGGCTCACAAGCAAAAAATTCTCCAAACTGGTTTGCTAACGAAACTCAAAAAAATATAAACAAGCCAAATTATACTGCAGATAAGTATGATGCTGACATGAAAAAAGAAATTAGAAGAATTCAGGCAAACACAGAAGCATTTGTACAAAAAATTCCAGTAGGCGATCCGCTAAGAGGAGCATACTTAGACCTTCTTCGTAGAGTAAATGAGGGTGCAGCAGTAAAAGACTGGAGACCTCTATACGATAAGCATATGTCGATTGCTGTAAAGCCTAATGAAGTTGTTGTTGATGAAGATGGCAAGATAACAAAACCAAAAACACAAAGAAGAAAAAGCGGAACAAAAACTAAAAGCGCTAAAGACACTCGAACAATGCGAAAAGAAAAGGCACAATCAGTTCGTCAGGTATCAAGAATTCCAGGAAAATCAGATGCCGAGACTATCCTACATCCATCCGTGCAACGCAAGTTAGAAAAAGAAGCAGCAGAAGCACAAGCAAAAGCAGCAAGAGATGAAGCAAATAGACCACGGGCTCAAGCCAATGCACTGAGCACATATGGAACAGTTGCCCCAACTGCTTCTCAAAGATCTATTAGAAGAAAAAATGAACGGCTTCAAACACAAGGAAAGCCTTTAATCGGATTGACTAAAGAACTTGCAGCACCAGTTTCAGTTTTTAGAAAGGTTCTAGACAGAGCAACAGACTCTGTTAAAAAACAAACTGTAGCATCAAAAGCACTTGAAAAGGTTAGAGTCCTTAATCAAAAGAAAGCAGACAAAGCAGCAGCAAAGTCAGCAAAGACAACAGGATCAGCAAAACCAAGAATGAACATAGGCGGTGCTGCTATGGGTGTATCTGGAGTGGCAATGATGGGATCAATGATACCAGGAAAAGTTGGAGAAATGTTCCAAAAGTTAATGATGCCACTAATGGGTCTTTCAATGATAATACCAATGCTTGGGAGCGTCACTGGAGCACTAACAGTTGCTGCCATGGCTGCTGTTGGCGCAATAATAAAACTAAGAATGGAATTTGATAAGGCACAAAACGAAGCCATTAAGTTAGAAAAGACTATGGGCTCTGGTAAAGATGCAATGAGAGACTACTCCAAGTTTGCTGGTACAGTTACTGCTGGAGAAATAATGGAAAGACGAAGCAAAGAAAAGTTTAATCTTCTAGGCGCTAAAACTGGAAAAACAACATTTGGAGAATCTTTTGTACAGAGTAAGGGCGGAAAAGAATTACTTGCTTCAACAAATTCTAAACTTAAGAGTGGAGATGCAAAGGGAGCGACAGCAGACTTAACTAATCAGTTAATGAGCAGTGTGCTTTCTGGTGCACTAACTGGGGATCAGGCAAAATCTATAGCATTAAATCTTGGTAAGCAGATTGGAAACTACGGTTTAGGATTTGCTGTAACAGCAAACATAAATGAAATCATTGGTCCAAATGGAGAGAACTTAACAAAAGATCCACTTAAGATTAGAGTAGATCTAATAAATGAAAAATCAAAACAAAGTGGAGATGTGTTTAATCAAATGCAAGGGAAGTCAGGATTCCTAAACGGTGCTGGACTTTTTGGAGCAATTAATCCAAACGTAAATGTTGGTGGTCAAGCAGCAGCGGGTGCTGGAGTAGGTGCTGGAGTCGGTGCTGCAGTCGGTGGAGTAATTGGAAGTATTGTTCCAGGACCAGGAACTGCTGCTGGCGCTGGCGTTGGTGCAATAGTTGGTACAGGTATAGGTGGAACACTTGGTGCAATCTCTGGATATAGGTCTTCACAAGAAGCAAACAAAAGAGCAGCAGGAATGTCTGGTGCAGTTGTTGCTTCTCAAGTAGGACAATTAGAACAGCAACAAGAGATGGTAGACTCTCTAGATCTTTACTATCAGAAAAAATTAAAAGAACTTGAAGTCGAAGGCAAGATTGCAGAAATGAAAGAAATGCAAAAGGACTACGATGACGACAGGTTAGCACTAGTACAAAAGGGTGCAGAGATAAGTAAGACCATAATGGCAAACTACGGGTCTACAAAGGGTAATGTAAGAAGTGCCATGGACACTGGCATAGACAAGATGCTTACTCAAAGATATGAAGGAACAGATGAAGTTCAGTATTTAGATGCTGCCAAAATGTTAGTTGCAGAATCTGGTCTAACAGCAGAGCAACAATATTTAATTAAGGTTAAGATGTCAACTGGAGAACTAACTCCAAGCCAGCAGGTATTTTTGTTTAGCAATTTTGGAGATAATAAAGAAGTTAAGCAACAATACATGGACATTATCACTCGATTCAGCGCAAGAACAAGCGATGAGACAACAAGGGTTATGAGCATGTTTACTAACTCAGATGGCTCTCCAAATACAAAAATGCAGACAGAGTTCATAGCAAAGGTTTCTAAAGCAAAAACTGATGAGGAAGCCTCAAAGTTAGTAGGCTTTTTTGCTGAAGTAGCAAACACAAATGGAGTGTTTGATATGACTGCTGTATTAAACTACTACATGGCAAATCCAAAGGTAGCAGAAAAAACTCAGGGAATTATAGATAACATTGAAAAGAATAAGGGTAAGTTAGAGTTAGACGTTATGACCAACTTCTTGCCAGAAAATGTAATGGGTGCAATTGACTTAGAATACTTTAAGAACTTATCTCAACCAGAAAGACTTACCTACCTTAAAGAAATTGCAACAATAGTAAATATACCAGATCCTGTAATTCAGGCATCTCCTGACTTCTTAAACTGGCAAAAAGATGGTGCAAACTATAATGGAGTTTCATTTGCTGGTAAGCCAATAGCAGAGCAAATCGCAGCATACAGACAGTTCCAGCCATGGAAGGTTTCTGAGGAGTCAAAAGCACAAGCAGCAGCGTTGGCAAAAACAAATACGTCAGGCACGGGCACTAAGGTTCAGTCATCACCACTTGACGACCTAGTAAAGAAACTAAGAGATCTTAGACAGAATCAGATTAAGGTTACAGAAGGATGGAGTGCTTCACGAAAGGTGCTGGACAACCTATTCGGTGGTAAGAAAACCATTGATGTCTTTAGCGGTATTGAAAATGACCTAAGAGGTCTTGGCGCATCTGAGAACATGATTGAACTAATCGTCGGCATGGATCCAAAAGAATATGAAAAGAAGAAAAATTCTCTATTTAAGTTTGATAATAAGGGAAACATTGTTGCATTAAAGAGAGATGCCCAAAACATTCAAGAAGCACTAAACTCTATTACCATGGGTCAGTGGAACACTGACATGGAATCACAACTTAAGACTATTGAAAACCAGAGCCTTGCTTTTGATAAACTTGCTAAGGTAGGTGTGCCAGTTGCAGATGCTTATGAGTTAATCTCTGATAAGGCTCTAGCAGCAGCAATTGCTAACGGAACAAACGAAAAGACACTTAATAAATTAATTGCTAAATATAAGGTTTTAAATGTAGTGACGGCAAAAGCAGCAGCAGTCCAAAATGTTAAAACAGATGTTGCTCAGTTTAAAAAAGACAGAGTTCAAGAAGCAAGAATAAAAAAGAAGTATGCTACAAACCCAATTGTGTCTTTTGCGATTTCATCAGATGATAATTTAGCAGCATTAGAAATTCAGCAGGCAGCAGCAGAGGCTAAAATAGCAAAATTAAGGAAGAAGGGCGCACCAGAGTCAGAGATTAATGCAGCCATGGAAGACTTAAAAAAAATAACTGCAGACTTTGATGAAAGATTAGGTCAACTGCTAAGTACCATATCATTATTTGAAGATGCCTATAATGAAGTTTATTCAAAGGTTCAAGAATCTTTTGATGTGCAAGAAAAGGGTTTTGAATTAAAGTTTAGGGCTAACACCGATCAACTAAACAAGGATATTGAAAAAGCACAAAATGAAATAGCAGATAAAGAGTATTTGATTGATGACAAAGAGGCTGCACTAAAGGCTATTGAAGATCAAGAGCAAAAAATTAATGATAAGTATGATGAAAGAATTGAAGCATTAGATCAAGTTGAAAAAGCAAATGCCGCAATTAATCAACAACAAAAGGGTCAGTTAACACTTGCAGAGGCTTTGACATCTGGAGACATAGCAGCAGCAGCACGAGCAGCACAAGAAATGAGAGCCCAAGCAGCAGCAGACGCTTTAGTAAAAGAAAGAGATGCATTAGAAAAGTCTAGAGAAAATGAATTGTCAAGAGTAGAAGGGTTTGATAAGCAAGGAAAAACCGATCCAAAACTTGGTGCATTTAAAACTAGAAAGCAACTTGAAGAAGAAATAAAAAATAAACAAGATGAAATATTTGAGATAGAAGAAAATAGGATAGAACCTAATCAGGAGGATATTAGGCTTCAAGAAGTTAAATTAAAAGCACAGATTGATGGAATAAAGGTTGGAGAACTTACTCGTGCCCAGTGGGAAGCGATTAATCAAGAGGTTGATGAAGCAAGAATAGGTCAGCAAGAGTTTACAGATGCTATGAAAAATGCTTTAACATATTATAAAGATCTCATATCCCTTTATCAGGGAAAAACAGTTTTGCCAGAATATCAGTCACCAGTAGATGGAGCATCACAAACACCAACGCCTACTCCAACACCTACTCCTACACCAAAACCTAAGCCAGACCCTAACCCTAAGCCAGACCCTAAACCAGACCCTAGCCCATGCCCACCAGGAATGGTAATGGGTCTAAATGATAAGTGCGTTCCTGCTCCTAGTTATACCGATAAAGACAAAGATGGTACTCCAGACGTTATCCAAGCACCAAAAACACAATGCCCACCAGGAATGAAAATGAATGGGGAAGGCAAGTGTGTTAGAGACACTGATATATTCCCAGACCTATTCCCTAAGCCAGGTCCTAAACCATGCCCACCAGGAATGGTCATGGGTAAAAATGATAAGTGCATTCCTGCTACTCCTAGTTTTAAAGATGACGACAAGAATGGCATACCAGACCTTATTCAAGCACCAAAAACAACTTGTCCTGCAGGAATGAAAATGAATGGAGAAGGAAAGTGTGTCAGAGATACAAACATATTCCCAGACTTAATTCCAAAGCCAAATCCTAAACCAATTATCGATGTCGACAAGAACGGAATCCCAGACCTTATTCAAGACCCTAATCTGAGCACAAAAAAGAAAACTCTTGTCCCAGGGACTGGCGTTTATCAAGGAAGCACATTTATTCCTCCTAAATATGTGTATAAGTCTAAGGGTGGAATTATTCCAAAAATGTTTGCACTTGGCGGATTTGCAAAGGGCACAGATACAATCCCAGCGATGCTAACGCCAGGAGAATTTGTAATGAGCAAGTATGCTGTTGACTCGTACGGAGTAGACAACATGAAAAAAATAAACAATGGTGATTCTCTTGGCGGGACAGTGTATAATAATACATATACCTTAACAGTTAATGCTAAGACAGATGCAAATCCAAATGAGATTGCTCAAGCAGTAATGTCAACAATTAAAAAGGTTGATGACAGAAGAATTAGAGGAGTGTCCTTAAATGGCCGATGAAGAAGAGATAGACCCTAGGGTAACCTATATACAGGGCCGTAAAAAATATAACAGACCTAGTGGTATGTTATGGTCTGAAAACTCTGGAACACTTAAAGATGGTTTGTATATTCCATATGGATATGAGGTAGGAATAAATGAAGAGGTTGTTGAAGATAAGACTCTAATTAACCAGTTCTTGTTGATTACGGATGACAATAGAAAGCCTCTAGAGTTCTCAGAAGAACGAATTGAAAAGCGTGAAAGAATGATTAACGGGCGTATGAGGTCATACCACATTGCAGATAAACTCAAACTAAGCACTAGTTGGGATTTAATACCTTCTAGATCTCATTCAAATATTCCGCATTTTAATCTGTCTACTGGAATTTCTCAAAACACATCTTATACATCTGACGGTGGCGCAGGTGGCGCAGATATGCTTGAGTGGTATGACTCACACAAGGGTTCTTTCTGGGTATTTCTTGCATATGACAGAAAGGGTATTTTTAAAGGAACTCCAGATCCATATGATCATCTAGGACAATATAACCAACTAATTGAAATGTTCATTAGTGACTTTTCATATTCTGTTGAAAAAAGAGGAACCAAGTTTGATTACTGGAATGTCTCAATAAGTCTGGAAGAGGTATAATGTTTGAAGACAAGGACCTGCAAACATTTCTAGAGACTTCTTCGACGGTACGAAACAAGTCAATAATCGTAGCAGAATGGAACATGAACGCTCCAACCAATATAAAGCATATTGGAAACTACAGATACAGACCAACACAAACTAACTCAGTATACTCATCTTTGCCTACAAGTTTTGACATTAACGATGCTGGAAATTTTTATACAGGAGCAACCGACGCAGATGTTATGCTGGATGGAGAGTTTGATAATGATGATGTTCCAACAAAATTTTTAACTAAAAAAGAAAAAACACAAACCCTTTACTCTTTGGAGTCATGCTTTGAACAATTTAGACCTAGGTCTGGAATTAATAAGGCTGTGTTTTTTGAAAATGGGAAACTTCATCACCCTAACTTGGTGATGGCAGACAGACCTAGATACTATATGGCAGACAAAAATGATAAATTTAAATATTGGACATCCTACAGATCAGAAGTGACATACAAATATACCTATAACAATAACTTAGTTGGCTATGGATCTGACCCAATATTTGTAGATAGAGATGGAAAAGAAAAAGTAGGAGAAGTTGATACTATTTCAGAATATGGAATTGCTTCAAAAGTAAGAGGATCTCAAAACTCCATAGAAGATGCATGTCCCTTTGTTGTGTATAAGGAAAAAATTCCTACAAATAGGATTGTGATTAAAATGCAAACTCACATTGGAACAGAAAACCTAGGCCCATTTTCTTCCTCAACAGGAACAAAGCCAGACCCATTCTTCGGAGATTTAAATAAGAAAGTTCCAAGCAAATGGAAAATTCAGTTTTTAAAAGATAACAATTGGGAAGATGTAATATCTTTTAATCCTTCTATCTTAAGAGAAGATGGATCTGCAGTTATTAAAAGTGATGGGTATGTTGAGATTTCTTATGGACTAATAGTTCCAACGGAGTGGAGATCAAATTTTGTATTTGCAGAAGTATACTCAAGCATATCTTTACTTCCAGAAAAATCTGTTACAGGATATGCCTACCTTATAAAACAGAATGAAGACGATATTGGAAAGTTTTATATTTGGAATGGAATAGATTATACTATTCTTACCCCAAAATATGGATGGTACTTACAAGAAGACACAGTAAATAGATTAACAAACTTTGTTACAGATGCAACAACCCCTAATGACTTCTTAAGATCTCTAGATGGAAAGACACAGTATCGAGAGTTTGATTTTATTTCTGGGGTCAGAATTGTCGTAGACTCTATGAACGTAAAGGATTCAACATTTGACCTTATAGAAATATCTCCAAGACTTGCTATGAATATATCTGATAAGACTTTGGACTACTCGATAAACAAGAGTGCCTCAGATCTTGGGGTAAGTGGTTTGCCAGTTGGACAGTTGATTGCTTCTAATGGAAACATTAATATATTTGACTATGACCAAGCCTTTAATGAAAACAATCCTTTTTCTTTTGCTACTGGCAAGGGCAGTATAATCGGAAAATATATAAATAGACATGTTCAGTTTAAGTTTTATGAAGTTATTGTTAATGTTGATGGTTGGGATTATTGGGTTCCAATCAAGACACTATATTCAGACTCATTCCCAAAGCAAGACCTAATGGGCAAAACTGTATCTCTTTCCTTAAGAGATATGTATTGGTATTTAGAGTCAGTCACTGCTCCACAGATTCTTATGACAGAGGTATCTGTTAGTTCTGCAGTTTCTCTTTTATTAGATTCTATAGGTTTTTCTAATTACACATTTAAACGAGTTGCAAATGAAAAAGAAATAATAATCCCATACTTTTTTGTAGGGCCAGACAAGAGCGTTGCGGAAGTGCTAGAAGATCTTGCTGTATCAACTCAAACAGCAATGTTCTTTGATGAATATAATAATTTTGTAATGATGAGCAAAGACTATCTTATGCCAACAAAAGATCAAAGGCCGACAACCTTTGAACTTAAAGGAACAAATGATTTGTATACAGAAAAAGAAATTAAAAATAAAACGGCTAATCCCAAAAAACTTTCTAATGTAATTTCTGTATCAGCACAAGCAAACAATGTCTATAATGATGGAGTCATTAACTACACAACAAGACACATACAAAGATCTGTAGGAAGCATAAGGCAAGCAAGTTTAGTAGATGAAGAAAGAATCTATGCATACAAGCCTGTTCTTTTGTGGGAAGTTGCTGGAACAGAAAATACAAAGTCAATTAATAATGAAGTAAATAATCAGTCTTCCTATGTGCTAAGTGCCATTCCCCTTAATTCAGACTTGACTGCTCTACCACCAGAAGTAAAAAATAATATTGTAGTCAATAATACTTTTAGTCTTGGAGAGGCTGCCTACTGGATTACAAGATATAATGGATATTTTTATTCACAAGGCGAAATTATAAAGTATGATGCAGTTCAGTTTAATGTTTCTGGGGTTGGAAATGTATGGATAACATCTTTAGAGGATTACCAAAATTATTTTTCTAAGTTGCCTTTTAATGGAAAAATATACCCTACTGGATTGGTTAGAATATTCTCTGAGCCAAACTATGAAGAAATATCTGGTACCATAAAGTTAAAAAACGGTCCAGTGGTAAAGCACGGAAGAGGACAATTCGGAACAGCAATTGTTGCACACCCTGCTGGAATATCTAACTACTGGAAATCTGATGACAATGTTAAGGGTTGCTACATGGCTTCAGAATATATCTTTGAAAAGAAAACTGTACCAACAACAACAATAGGGACTGCTGGCAAAACAACAGATGCTGGCGTATCTTCCGACGCACTGGCAATAACATCTTCTAGGACTGGCCTCATCAAAAACTTTATGTCTACAGTTGTAGCAGGAGAAATAACAACTGCAACACAAGCAAGGCCTGGATCCTTGCAGTCATCTGCTTTATGTTTAACTGGTCCAAACTTTACAACAAAAGACAGACCAAGAAACTTTTTGTCTTATGTTTATAAGGCACTACCAAATACAAACTATAAACATTTTGGAACAAGGGTAAGAGTTATTGGTAAAATAGAAAGTAGCAAAGATGCTGGTCAAACGGCAAATGGATCTTTAAATATGTTTGTTGTTAAAGGCTCTACTCCAGACAAAAACATCAATGTTAGCGGAGGGTCTGCTGGATTAGCAGTTATGCTGAATCCAACAACCAATGTTGGGTATTACTTTGAAATAGCAGCACTAGGCCTAGAAGGTTTGTCAAAAGAAGACAGACAAACAGTTAGCAATGTTTTCTTTTATAAGATGAAATCAAATCAAGGTGTAGGAATTCCTGTTGTTTTGTATGATGGCCTTGCTAAGATAACTGTAGACGATGGAAATTTTACTGGTCAATCTAGAATGTTTTCAGAAGAAAACCCAACAGTGTATGACTTGGCAGTTGAGTATGAAGACATAGGAAAAACAAGAAGATTTTATTTATACATAAACGGTAAACTAATAAAGACAGTAGATGATACTGATCCTCTACCAGTATACTCAAGCATGGCCATATTCACAAGAGGGTCTTCAAGAGCAATGTTTGAAAATGTTTATGCTTTGTCAAACAACTATTCTCAGAACACAGCATTTTCTTTAGATGTTCCAGTAAATTCAGTTTTTGGAGATAGAGAAATAAATGCCAGCGAGTCATTTAGAAAGTATGCATTAAGCGGTGCAGTACAAGAAACATATCTTTCTGGAATTGGATCCTCAGAGGCTCCAAGATATAGCATATACTTTGAAGAGTTTGGAAGCATTATGAGAGAGGTGGCAGCATTTAATATCAAATATGATAAAGCCTTTCCAGCACTAACTGCACAAATTTCTCCTACATTCAACAATCTAAAGGGATATGTTGTTTCTGGATTTAAGGCAGGTTCTTATGGCGCAGAGTTTTTAATATTTAATGCAACAGATACAGCACTTAACTTAGATGAAACAGGCGGAAACTATTTAAGAATACAAGGCGTAACCTTTACACAAGAGTCTAACAACAGCATAACAGTTGATGAATACTTTAATAAAAATAGTCTTGAATCAAACCCTCAGTTTGTTGCAGATAAGTTAATCTCTAATCCATTTAAATTTAAGCAAGACTATCAAGACATAAAGTTTAGCAGAATGAACTACGGTAGAAAAGATTTTGCTTTAGATACACCATACATTCAGTCACAAGATGAAGCATCAAACCTAATGAAATGGATGATTGAAAAAACCTCAAAACCTAGAAGATCTTTAGGTGTTAAAATATTTTCAATACCGACAATTCAACTTGGAGATATTGTTACTCTAGACTACAAGGAAAACGAAATAAGTATGGCATCAAATTCAGCAAATAGGTTTGTCGTGTACAATATTGATTTTTCTAGAGGGCCAGATGGTCCAGATATGACATTATTTTTAAGTGAGGTAGTCTAATGATAGATAAGATTGATGGAGGTGGATCAACCTTTGGAGATAAAACAGATGCTGTTGCACCACTACCAAAAGCAATAATAAAAAGTAATAATGATTCAGTAAAAGTTGCAACACCAGATCTGATTCTTTTCAATGACGAAGTTGAATCATATGAGTCAATGACAGATCTTGTGTTTGAAGATATAGGTGGATACGAACTTGCTACAATATCTAGGCACGATTTAATAAATGGTCAAAAGGTTATATACGCTCCAATTAAAAACTTAACAGACCTATATCTACAGTACAATCCAAATAATGTTTTAAGGCTTCAGTCTTCTGACTCATACTTTAAGTCTTTGTCTTTGTCTATATTTGATCATCTTCCTACCTGTGGAACGGGATATAGCATATCTAAACCACCACCACCAGAAAACGATCCAGGGTATGATGAAAAAGACTTAAATAAATGGATAAAGACACCAAACTGTAAGGCTGTCTACATTGATCCAATAACAGGGGATTTGGTTATTAATCTAATCAATGTTAAGCAAAATGAGCAGGTAGAAGTTCAGGTATTGAGCAGTGGAGATGTTTTTAGTGATACAATACATAGTGGAGGAAATTAATGATAACTAATATAGGTAAAAATCTTTTAGCCAAGTATCTTGTGGGGCAGACCCAATCATATGCCTCCCACATTGCTGTGGGCTGTGGGGCCAAACCAGTGGCTTCTGATGGGGGTAATTTCGGAGACTATAGCCTAAAGAACTCTTTAGATTTTGAGATGTTTCGTGTTCCCATTATCTCTAGAGGTTTTGTAAACGAAAACGGTATTGATAAGATAGTCTTAACAGCAGAACTGCCAACAGAAGAAAGATATGAAATAACAGAGGTAGGTGTATTCTCCGCTGCATCAAATCCAGTTGCTGGATCTTTTGACAGTAAGAGCATCTATTCTTTTACAGATACAGACAATTGGCTTTATCAGCCTGTTGGGTCCGCAGCGATTGAAATACCTGTAATATATGAGCCACTAGATGACCGTGTAGTTAATATAGTTAATGCAACTGCATCAGGAACAACCATAACCTACACAACAGATGTATCCCATGGGCTTACAGTTGGAACTAAAATATCTGTATCTGGTATTGCTCCAGTTGTTTTTAATTTAGTAGATAAAAATATTCAGGCAGTTCCAACACCAAACACATTTACACTTGTTGCAACTAGTCCTATTTCCTTAGCCTTTGTTTCATCAGGCATTTTAATTAATGATGTAGAAACAAATATCATTAGTCAAGCATACCCAGTATTTCAGACAAACGCAGATAATAAAATTTTTACTAATTCAAGCAGAGTGGCAAGAAATGAAAGATGCAGGTTTTTAAATAACATCATTGCTATGGTTGGAAACAGTTCTACCCTAACAAAAAACTCACTAGGTAAACTAGAGGTTGGCTCTCAATCTAAATATATTAGACTTAATGAAACCTCAGTAGATTTTACAAAAAATAGTCCACTAGACGAACTAAGGTTTGCATTTTCTGTTGTTAATAAAGTAGGTAATGCAAATACAGTCCCAGACAATGTTAAAATTTTAATAGATTTTTCTCATGCTGGTACAACTCCAGAGGTAGTAGAGTATGCAAGGTTTGAGGTAGATATTGATGATATAGGATACTCTGCTGGAACAGCAGCACAAGAAACAAATTTTGATTTAAATAGATATATTGTTACCACAAAAGCACTTAAAGATTTAAACAAAACTGACAACTTTGACTGGAGAGAAGTTTCTGTAGCAAAAATCTATGCCTGTGTAACTGAAGCAGGAGCGCCATCAGATTTATTCTATGTTTGCTTGGATGGCTTAAGATTAGAAAACATTACATCAACAAACTCTTTATATGGGCTTACTGGCTACTCTGTAATTAAAAGTGTCGGAGCAAAGCCAATCATAAAATCAGCAAACACAACAAACTATATTGAGTTTAGATTTGCTCTGGGAGTCTGATCGTGGCAGATAAAGGAATTAAAAATGTTGTTATAAAAAAAGATTTGCTTGGAAAAGTAACCTCTTCAAACTCTAGAATTGTAAGATTTAGAATTGTTTCAGAAGATAAGAACAGAAAGTCTGCTTATTCAAAAATATTTATAACTGGGTCTGATGTTGTAATCTTCGGTCCAGGAGATGTAAATCCAATTGGAAATAGCATATTTGTAAACTGGTCTGTGGGACAAGGTTCAACACAGTTGCAATATGATATTTTTGCAGGCTTTGATGGCGCAACTCCGACATATAGAGGATCAACATCATCTCAAAACTATTCTTTTTTAAAGCAGGGGACGCAATCTGTTCGAGTTGTTGTCCAGATATCTACTGTAGAACCTAAAAAGTTTGCGGAAGTAGTTATAAACAATGTAGCCACAAATCAACTAGAAGTCTATTCTGGCTCTGTAGGTCTGGTATAATTATAGTATGCCAATATTACCTGTGCCTGAGCGTGGGCAGCCACTAGATGTAACATATATTTATCAAATTGTTCAGTCTTTGAATGAACTGCACAAACTCTCTGCCGACTCTAAAAGAGGCTATGTGTCGATTAAAGACGGTGGTGCTTTACAAACCGTAAAGACATCTGAGTCAGCAATAGTTGCAGGATTTGCCCAAGTATCAACATCACAACTTCAGATCGCAGGAAGTTCATTGCCTTGGGATGTTACCTTTGATAAGGAGTTTAAGTATCCTCCAATTGTTACAGCAACCGCCTATAACAAAGGAGCAAATGATGCTGGAAAAGACGTAACAGTTGTCATTAATAGCATAACAACTTCTAAGGCAGAGGGATCTGTAAAGTTTAATCTTGGAGGAGAAACTACAATCGGTATTAATGTTATAGCGGTTGGAATTCCTAACTCGTGATAAAATGTATAAAATGTAATGGAAGAATGTTTATAGATAGACAGTATACAGAAATAAATAACTTAGAACTATATTGCATTCTTTGTGGGTCAAGAAAATTTTTTCATCCACCAAGCAATTCTCAGGAGGGCCGATGGCTACTAAAAAAGGAACAATTGAGAGCGAAAAATACAATGAGTCACCTGTAATACCAGGTAACAAAAAGGTTTGGTTTCTTAACGGGGAACTTGTAAGGGTTCATCATTTAAACAGGTCTAATGGAATAATGTCTGTTTATAATATTACAAAGGATCAGATAGAGAGTTGTCTAATTGGTGACTTTAAAAATAAAAGAGAGCGAGCCTATACAGTAGGTCAGACTGCTGATTTAGTTAATCGTCATAAAAAATATATGCCAGACCTTATGAAGCGTGGAGTAATTCCTTTTCCGACAGGATCTCAAAAAGGTGGGGCAAGGGGCTTCCAAGTAAGATCGTACTACTCTGAATCGCAAGTAAGAGAGATTCGTGATATACTTGCTTCACACCACATTGGCAGACCAAGAAAAGATAAGTTAATTACAAATGATATTACGCCCAGCAAGCAAGAGTTGACACGAAGAATGGGCGATGGTATACTTACTTATAGAAGAACTGAAGATGGACGATTTGTTCCAATTTGGAATGAGTCTATTTAACGAAGGGTATAAAATGTCAGACAGCAATTATGTAGTAACAAATGAACCAACCAAAGTATCCGTAACACTAGGGTACACACTTAATCTAGGAAACTTTCAGTCACTAAGGCTAGATCTTGGCGTAGTTGATAGTTCACGCAATGGAGAGACTGTTGATCAGTCTTTTGAGCGTGTCTACAAGTTTGTTGAAGATAAACTTACAGAGAAGATTAAAGAAGCACAAGAAGAGGCTGCCGAAGCATAATGGCCGAACGCAAAGACCGTATGGCTTTGCTTTCAAGATACAGCAAGTATCATACCGCAAGGTACGAATCAAAGCCATCTCTTAACCTAAATGTAGAGCAGTGGGCTTCAGATGCCCTTGTAGAATCATACACTCTTCCAGGATGCTACGATATACTTGAGTATTACTTTTCAGTTGCAGAGAATCCTTCATGGAACTACTTTGCATACAATGCAGAAAAAATATTACAGGCACAAAGAGATAAAGTTAAAGATAATCAAGATAGAGCAGAACGCAGACGAATGGCAAAGGAGTGGCTAAGTGAATAATACAGAGGCAAAACTACTTACGGCTGTCTTAAAAGATAAACAGATCCATGTTCTTCTTCAGGCAAATGTTGAAAACCTTCTTAGAACCCATGGAGATATTTGGAACTTTGTTAGATTATATTTTGAAAATAACTCTGTTCTTCCACCAGTAGAACTAGTTACTGAAAAGTTTAGAGACTTTGAGCCAGTATCAGGTATTGGTGCAACGAAACATCATCTTGAAGAGTTACAGGGTGAGTATCTTACAGACAGCCTAAAAGATATAATTAGGTCTGCAGCGTCTGAGATCCAGAATAACAATGGAACTGTTGCCCTTAATGAATTAATTACAAAGACTTCAGAACTAAAAAAGAATACTGCTGCAATTAGAGATATTGATGTTACAGATCTAGAGTCTGCGATTGCTTACTTTGAAAATGTAAAGAAGCAACAAGCCCTAGGACATATCGGCATCAAGACTGGATTGCCAGGATTTGATAACTACTTGCCGTCTGGAATTATGCCAGGGCAGTTAGGAGTCTTCTTGGCATACCCAGGTATCGGAAAGTCGTGGTTGGCTCTCTACTTCGCTGTACAGGCTTGGAAACAGGGTCGTAGTCCACTAGTCATCAGTCTTGAAATGAGTGAAACAGAAGTCCGTAACCGTGTATTTACAATTATGGGTGAAGGACGTTGGTCTCATAGAAAGTTAAGTAATGGTGATGTTGAGATGGACATGCTAAAAGAATGGCATGAGAAAAATCTTCAAGGTAAGCCAGAGTTCCATATTATTTCAAATGATCAGGGTGGAGAGATCAACCCTTCAGTGCTTCGTGGAAAGATTGACCAGTACAAGCCAGATTTTGTAATTGTTGACTACCTTCAATTAATGGCTCCTAATCAAAAGTCAGATAACGAAACGGTACGAATGAAGAACCTTTCACGAGAACTTAAACTAATGGCTATTGGTGAAGAGGTACCAATTATTGCTATTTCATCTGCTACACCAGATGATGTTAATGATCTTTCCACAGTGCCTACACTGGGTCAAACAGCCTGGTCTAGACAGATTGCCTATGATGCCGACTGGGTTCTAGCCTTGGGCCGTGGCACTAATAGTGATATTATTGAATGTGCTTTTAGAAAGAACCGTAATGGATTTATGGGAGATTTCCTAGTCCAGTGCGATTTTGACAAGGGATATTATAGGTATAAAGACTTTGAAGATAAGTAGTTATAATATGATATGTCCGAAATTAAGAAGAACTTGTCACCAACCTTCTACCATCATAAGCCTATTAAAAGGTTTTACCTTGATGGGATAATTTATGACGACTCAATGATCGGAAGACTTAGAGAAGAGTATGTAAGGTTATTGACAACAGAAATGAAGTTAAGTGGTTACGTTCCAAGAATTGATCTTGACCCAGACTTCACTATAAGGTATAATGAGATTAAGAACTTTTTTGAATTTGAATTATCAATACAGGCAGTCTACGCAGGGAAAAGGAAGAGCACATGGATAGCAGGAATAGACGGAACCAATCCAATCTTTATTCCGCAGAACAAGTCAAGCGAGTCCTTACAGGATCGGGTGTTACCGTAGAGTCTGAACTTGATGCAGACTTTATGATCTTTTGTCCATTTCACAATAATCACAGAACCCCAGCAGGAGAAGTACAAAAAGACAGTGGTATGTTCTTTTGTTTCTCTTGCCAAAAATCTGCAGACTTGATAGAACTAGTTATGCATACATCTGGTAGAACATATTTTGAGTCTGCAAGGTTTATAAAGAGCAAAGAAAAACTAACTAATCTAACTACAGAGATTGATAAGGTTCTTGTAAAAGAAGAAACCTATAAAACTTTTGATGAACTTATTATTAAAAGACTGCACAATAATCTTGTTGCCTCAGAAAGAGCAAGAAACTATTTCACATATAGAAAAATTGAAAAGCCTTCTTGCATAAAGTTCTCATTAGGGTATTCAGAAAAGCAAGACATGGTTACTGTTCCAGTTCATAGCCCAGATGGAATTCCTTTAGGATTTGTTGGTAGATCTATTGAGGGAAAAGATTTTAAGAATACTCCAGGACTTCCAAAAAGCAAAACACTTTTTAACTTGCACAGAGTTAAGAAATCTGATAGAGTATATGTAGTGGAGTCATCCTTTGATGCCATCAGGCTTGATCAGGTAGGACTGCCATCAGTAGCAACCCTTGGCGCAAATGTGTCAAGCACACAAATAGAATTGCTTCAAAAGTATTTCAATAACATTATTGTTATTGCTGATAACGATGAGGCAGGAGGAAACATGAAAGATAGAATAGTTGAAAAACTTTCTTCCCGTGTTTCTGTTATTAATCTAAACACACAATATAAAGACATCGGGGATATGCCAGATGAAGAACTTAAGAACTTAGAGTTCCAGTTTGACAAATCAATATCTCTTATGCTAAACTAAGATAACAAACAAAGGAGAAATATATGAGCGTAGTAAAGGGACTCAAGAACATCAATGCCCTGCTCGACAAGCCAAAGTATGAAAACGACGGGCCAAAGTTAAAGTGGCTAAAACTAGCAGACGGTCAGTCTGTAAAGATCCGATTCATTGAAGAACTCGATGAGGATTCTGCAAACTATAATGAAAAGCGTGGATTAGCACTTGTTGTTAAAGAGCACGTAAATCCAAAGGACTACAAGCGCAAGGCTGTAGACACACTGGAATCTGAAGGCCGTGACTGGGCAGAAGAAATGCACCGCAAGGATCCAAAAGCAGGTTGGCGTGGTCGCCTTCGCTTCTATTGCAACGTATTAGTTGACGATGGAATTGAAGCACCGTATGTTGCAATCTGGTCAATGGGTATCAGCAAGCAGTCATCATTCAATACAATTCGTGAGTATGCACTAGAAACAGGTAGCATCTCAAACGTACTGTGGAAGTTAAAGCGTAATGGTCAGGGTACTGAAACTAATTACACACTTATTCCATCAGCACCAGACAAGGAACCATTTGATTGGAAGGCAATTGAGCCTTATCCTCTTGAGTCAGCACTTAAGAAGATTCCTTATGCCGAGCAAGAAGCATACTATTTGGGCTTTGATGGTCCATCTGTAACTTCATCTACCAACGCAGATTGGTAATATGAATTACGTAGGCTTACATGTCCATACCCATTTTAGTTTATTTGATGGGATTGCTACTCCAGAAGAATACGTTGACCGTGCAGTTGAGTTAGGGATGCCAGCAATTGCCATCACTGACCACGGTACTTTATCTGGGCATAGGGAACTGCACCGTATTGCAAAAGCAAAGGGCATTAAGCCAATTCTAGGTCTAGAAGGATACATGTGTGCAGACATATCTGATACAAGAGATAAGTCTGAAAGAGAAGGTCAACAAGATCTTGTCTACAACCACATTATCCTTCTAGCCAAGAATCAAATTGGTTTGGAAAACCTGAACAAGATTAGTGAACTATCCTGGACAGATGGTTTCTTTAAGAAGCCACGATTTGACTTTACGATTCTTGAAAAGTATAAAGAGGGTATTATTGTAACATCTGCTTGTCCAAGTAGCGTACTTGTTAAAGCACTTGAAGAAGAAGAGTTTGCTCTTGCCAAGAAGTATATCTCTTGGTTTAAAGAACGCTTTGAGGATGATTACTATATTGAAGTCATGCCTCACAACGAAGCACACATTAATAAGTACCTAATTGAACTCGCAGATGAGTTTGGCATTAAGGTTGTTGTAACACCAGACTGCCACCATGTTGATTCATCACAAAAAGAAGTTCAAGAGTTTAAGTTACTAATGAACACACACGGCAAGTTTGTAAAAGATGCAACATATGAAAAGTCAAAGAAAAAAGGCAGCATGATGGAACGCCTTGATTATCTTTATGGCAAAGACCGTCAGATAACATTTAACAAGTTTGACATTCATCTGCTTTCATATGAAGAGATTAAGGCAGCGATGGAATCGCAGGGTATTGATCGACCAGACATATACTCAAACACAATCCTATTAGCAGAGACAGTAGGAGACTATGGCATCCAAGAAGGACTAAACCTACTACCAGTCCAGTACAAGAGTCCTGATAAGGAACTTGCAAAGGCTG